AGCAACATCTCAAATTGTTCAAAATTTAAAAACTTTTACAAGTTCTTTATTTCAAAAATGGGGTTTCATCTCTGAAACGTTTGAAGTTCCAAATGTTAATGCACAACTAAGAATAGTTCTAAAAATTAAAATTTTTGAAGGCTCTGCAAATCCAATAGATAATGAATTTTATTTTAATGGAATAACTCTTGGTCAGTGGAATGAAGAATTTAACACTTTGTCATTTGGCGTTACTCAAACAACCGTTCCAGCATCTGTAAGTTTATATGGTGGTTTAGATGCAATAGAAGCACAGGCATATGGCATAGCAGAAGATAGTGGTTACTATATTTCTGAAGGTGGACTTAAATGTAAAAATTCTGGCATCCCCCTAGTTTATGGCGCAAGCGGGGTAACTAAGTTAGAGCCAACGCAAGGCGCATCATTAATAATTCCAGGTAAAGGATTCTTAAATAAAAAAGGACAATATAACGACTATACAATAGAGTTCTGGGCAAGAATCAATGCAAATACACCAACTCCATTAAAAATTTTTGGACCAATATCTTCTGAAGACGGTCTTTATATTGAGTCTGGATTTTTAACATTAGTTATTGGAGATCAGTTTGCATCTCACTTTGTTGGTGAATGGTCTAGGCCAATGCTTATTCATATTCGTTTAATTAGAAATTCAGCGTCGCTACTGGTAAATGGCGAAGAAGTTCTTTCTTTATCAATAAATACTGCTAATTTAAACTTGCCAGATGAACTTGATGCTTTTGGAGATAATCAAGACTGGTTAGGATTTTATGCTTATGCAAATATTTATCCATTTGAACTTGACTGTGTAGCGATCTATTCTTACCATGTTCCAGTAACCGTGGCAAAACGTAGGTGGGTATATGGTCAAGGCGTTATTTCTCCAGAAGGAATTAACTCTGCATACGGAGGAACAACAGCATTTATAGACTATCCTTTTGCTAACTACACAGCAAACTACAACTATCCAGATTTTGCAAAATGGGATCAGGGAAGTTTTGATAACCTAGCAACTACTCAAACAAGTTTAAGAACTCCAGAGTATTCATTACCAGAAATTTTTATTGGAACAAAGACATTACAAGAACTATATGAAGATAATCAATTAATACAAGACAATGAGTCTGGGCCAGTTATTGACAACAAATTTTTATCATTTAGGCCAAACAATAATTGGAACTCAGTAGATTCATACATCAACTTTCCAAGACTAAATCTACTTTCTAGCCAGGTTGAAAGTTTTTATGGTGTATTTAGTTCACACAACTTATCCTCAGAAGAAGTTTTAGTAAAAATATATAATCCACTAAACAGTGATTATTTTACAATAGTTAAAGATGCTGATGAAATTAAATATTCACTTACTTACAACGGGACTTCCGAACTTCTTTTTACATCTGATCCAATTTCAGCAAATACTCTTTTTTCTATAGGTTTTAATATAAATACACTAGTTAATAGTTTTGGAAATAACATTACTGCATTTTTTGGAAATCAAAATATACTAAAGATGTATGTTGCTGGAGATGAATCTGGAGACTATAGTTTTACAGGAAGATTATATTCTTTTGGTTTATCAACAGCCCTAAATTCTTCTAAAATTTTAAGTCATTTTGAGTCAAACGGTATATCATTAATTGATAAGGGTCAAGAACTAATTGACCACACGGCAAGTTACACACTCCTTCCATCCGAAGCCTATCAAAAATATTTTCTTGATATAGGTGTATCTGGATATTGGCAAGACTATTTACCACTTTCATATTTTGGAAAATTTGTAGAAAATGCTCAAGGAGAAAAGTTTTATGATCTAGACTTTTTACAATTTAACATAGGCTACCCAACTACATCAGAATTAACAGAAGATTCTGGATCTATGCAAATGTATTATGATACAACTGGGGCACAAATAAAGAGTTATGTTACATTTCAGTATTTGGTTGATGGAGCAAACATACCTACCGACTTTGCTAATCAAGAAACTCCAAATGAATATAATATTGTTGATGTATCTGAGTATGAGGATTGGGAAACAACAAGGTTTGAAGTATTAAACAATAGTTTAATTTATCCAATTAAAAGTGTGGATTTTAATGACCTTGCTATAGTTTATAGCCTTGAGTTTAATAGTCGTGGAATTTTAACAAAACCAATCCTGCTTAATAGACTACAGTTAGCATCTCAAGCGTTAAACGACAACTCTTCAAACACAATTGGAACAAGGTTTGGCGTAGACCTAGTTCCATATAAAAAAAATGGAATATATTTTAGTTATAAGTCTAAAAATCCATTTAGTATTTATAAAGAAAGTACGCCTTATTTATATTTAACTAAAAATTCAGGTATAGAAATTCGTGGAGAATTAGATATATTAGAAAATCGTGGATTGTCTTTGCCAATAAACAAAGAACTGTCAACATCTTATGGCGTAAGCGCTATGCAGTTATGGACTAGATATGATCAAGACACTTTTCCATCAACACCAACAGAACTATTTGAAATTAACCATAAAAATGGGTCAATAAAGTTTTATCTACAGGCTAACAGTTCTATAGGCAATAGAGGAAAAATATTTGCATTAAATGAAAATGGACTTGAGTACAACGGTCTTTCATTTTATTTAAATGGAAACCTAGTAAGAGAGCCAGTACTATCAATAAAAGAGTGGTCAACTATTGGTATTTCATTTTTAACCCCATTAAACTTTGACTCATATCTTGGTAGTATTAATATTACTGGCCCAGCCATTTTTAATAATATTGCTTATTATCAGGCAAGCAGTTTACAGGAAGTTGAGAGTAGAACGTTTAGACCCTGGTTTAAGGTTTTAACAGACGGATTAACAGTTTTTGACTGGCAGTTCTGGTTTAATAACTTTACTTGGGACGGAATGCTTGTTATTGGGTCATCTCAGTTCTATGGAATTAATCCAATAGACATTTATAAAACATACATTGGAACAAATAAGATTATTGTTGATGATGGAGAAGGTTTAGTGTATCAGCCTGAAAAATTAAAGGTATATACAGAAATAGAATGGTCAACTACTGTCTCTACACCAGTATAATCTGCTATACTTGTGGCTATGGAATCGTTAATAAACCCAAAAACTGGTAAACCATATGTTAAAAATGTACGTCGTAAGGTCATTGAAAAGCATTATGACTGGGGACTTTACGTATATAAAAAGTCAAATGGCAAGTGGTTTACAGATGACGAAGGCTCAATTTTAAATATACCTGCTGAACGTGGAGATCTTTCAAAGATTTCTGAACTTAAAAGCGCAGCAATATCTTACGGAGATGATGGCGAAGGCAAAGCGGTTTTTGTTCCAGGGCTACATAGAATTAGTGAAGAAGAGTATTCAGAACAAAAAGAAAGACTTAACGCTGGACTTATTCCTTCAATGAACGACCTTGGTGCCTGGCATGCAGCGCAGCAAACACTAGACAAACATGGAAGAGATTCATACGAAAATGGCTGATCAAGAATACGTACGTGCAGGATTAAACACGCAAGAGCGTGATGATAATATTTTTAAATCTCAAGATCCATTTAACAAACCTTGGGAAAATTTAAAAGATTATGATGGTCTTGATCAAAATTTCCGTCGTAGAACAACTCGTAACATGTCAAAGTATGTTAACCCAGAAGGTAATGAAGCATATCTAAATGCTGCAAACGTAACTCCTTCAGGAGTTGACTCTGGATCAAAACAGATTAATCCTGGAACTGTATATCGTAATGGATATGGTCTATTTGATGTAATTACACCACCATATAATATGTATGAGTTGGCTAACTTTTATGACACATCTTTTGCTAATCATGCTGCCATTGATGCTAAAGTAGAAAATGTTGTTGGCTTAGGATACCGATTTGATGTTACTGACAGAACCATGCTTCGTTTTGAAAATAATGATGATCAGGCAGCCGTTGATCGTGCTCGTCGTCGCATTGAAAGAATGAAGATTGAACTGCGTGACTGGCTAGAAAATCTTAATGATGACGATAGTTTTACAAAAACAATGGAAAAGGTTTACACAGATCTTCAGGCTACTGGAAATGGATTTATTGAAGTAGGAAGAACTGTAACTGGAGAAATTGGATACGTTGGTCACATTCCAGCAACCACTGTTCGTGTCCGTCGCCTTCGTGACGGATTTGTTCAAATTATTGGACAAAAGGTAGTTTACTTTAGAAATTTTGCAGCAAAAAATCCAAATCCAATGGGGACAGATCCACGCCCAAATGAAATTATTCATCTTAAAGAGTATTCACCACTAAATACATTCTATGGAATTCCAGACATCATGGCAGCAATGCCATCTTTAGTTGGAGATCAACTTGCATCTCAATACAATATTGATTACTTTGAAAATAAGGCTGTTCCAAGATATGTTGTCACTCTAAAGGGTGCAAAACTTTCAGGGGACGCAGAAGATAAAATGTTTAGATTCCTTCAGACTGGCTTAAAGGCTCAATCACATAGAACCCTTTATATACCACTTCCAGGCGATAGCGATACCAATAAGGTTGAGTTTAAGATGGAACCAATTGAAAATGGTATTCAGGATGGCTCATTTAAAGAGTATCGCAAGCAGAACCGTGATGATATTTTAATTGCTCATCAGGTTCCAATGTCCAAACTTGGTGGATCAGACGCTGGCGGAAGTGCAGCAGCATTATCACAGGATCGTACATTTAAAGAGCAAGTATCACGTCCAGCACAGAGACACCTTGAAAAAATTGTCAACAAGATTATTAAAGAAAAAACAGATATTCTTGAACTTAAGTTTAATGAGTTAACATTAACTGACGAAATAGCACAATCTCAGATTCTTGAGAGATATGTTAAGACTCAGGTTATGACTCCAAATGAGGCTCGTGAAAAATTAGACTTGCCACAAAGAGCAGATGGCGATGAGCCATTTATTATGTCTCCAAGACAAGCAACTGACGCTAGAGCAAATTTAGCGGGTACACGTCAAAGGGATGCAGAACGAACAAATAATAATTCTGATTCAACTACAACAGTATCTGGACGTAATCCACAGGGTGAAGGTAGAGCGTCTCAATAGTTGAGAAAACCTTATAAACAAATGCTATAATAAGAAGGCTATGTTAATAAATAAGGCTCATTGGGTAACTGAAGGTGACAATGTTCGCCTCTCAATGCCCATCGGAAAAGTAGATGTTGAACGCCGTATGGTGTCAGGATTTGCAACCCTTGATAACGTTGATAAGCAGGGCGATATTGTAACAACAGAATCCAGCGTTGAAGCATTTAAAAACTTCCGTGGAAACCTTCGTGAAATGCACCAACCATCAGCAGTTGGAAAGATTGTTTCATTTAAAGAAGATAAATATTTTGATCCAAGCGATAAAAAATTTTACAGCGGAGTCTATGTATCTGCATACGTTTCAAAGGGTGCACAAGATGCATGGGAAAAGGTTCTGGATGGAACCTATACTGGTTTTTCAATCGGTGGAAACATTAAGACATGGGACGATGCCTATGATGAAAAAATGGATAAGTCAATCCGTGTAATTAAGACTTATGAACTACATGAACTTTCTTTAGTAGACAATCCAGCAAATCAATTTGCCAATATTGTATCTATTGAAAAAGTAAATGGACAAAACGTTGTTAGTGGATATTTATCAAAAGCAGAAGTTGAAAACGTATTTTGGGATTCAGAAAGCGGTATCGTAATGGTATCAGACGCTGAATCAGCAGTAAGCCCAACCAATGGTAATAAGATGCAGAATATAGGTTTTGTAGAAAAAAATGATAAAGAAAATACAGAAATGATAAAATTCTTAGTTGATAGTGCTAAAGGCATTAGTACAATTAAGATTACTAAGGAGGTAAATCCCATGACAGAATCAACAGAGGCAGCCGTAGACGCTGTAGTTGAAAATGCAGAGGTTGCTCCAGAGGCACAACCAGCAGAAGTT